ATATATGTCAGTAATGAAACCAATGAGAAGCAACGAGCTTGAGCATTATAAATCAGGCGTTGAGTCTAATTTCAGGAGTAAAGCAACGTCAATAGATACTGAAATAAACCAACAGGCTCAGGAATTGTCAGATAAGAAAAAACCTACTTTTCCTAAAGTATTGAAAGTTGATAAAAAGTTATCAAATTTAATAGAGTCTGAAAAAAAATATAAGGCCTATATTAAAAATAAAGATAACGTTGAGGATCAACTATTAAATCAAGTTAGAAAAAACGCTAAAATAGTTGAGGAACATCTAACTAGAATCGGTAATGTTAGATCATGGAGCCGTGAAAACTTCAGTGATTATGAAATAAAAGATATAGACAGCCAACCTAGTGAATATTTTTTTGATAAAATAGATTCAGCTTGTTTTGATGAGTCAGAAAAATACGCTAAAAAGAATCATAAGCTGAGATGGGAACTTCAAGCGAAAAAAGATTATTGCATGAATATTCTACATAGTGGCTCGGACATTAACAGTATATTAAGAGAATTAGTGCTGGGATATAAAAGCGCTGGAATTACTTATAATATACCTAAATCATTACTAGCGTTGCCTAGTCAATAAACCTAGCTTCTGGTCCCTTTTTACAAGGGGCCAGATTACTTAAAATGAGTATTTGACATTAAAATCAATATCCCTTAATATCCTAGAATAAATAAAGGAGAAAAAATGAAAATAAGACAAGAAAAACTAAAAGCACATTATGACAAGAATAAAGGTCACGATGTCTTGAAAGTAGTTGAGACTATATCTTTAAAGTTTAAGAATATAAATGATCTAAGTAATCATATATATTCTACTCTTTTTGATATAGATAAAAAAGAGGGATATTTTAGAAAAAACCTTGATTTAATTTCTAAACATATTGCCAGTACTATACTTAAAGAGGGTCAAAACTTTGGAGATGGTTTTAACTGGGTTAAAGTAGAAGAGCCAAAGCAATTAGAATTCCCTTTTCCAGAATTGAGGGCCAATGTTTAGAGTAATAACTTTAATAGCTCTATTATCTAGCTTTGTAATGGCGTTTTTAGGTGTAGTATTAATGGTACATCTAGACGTATTAACAGGAGTATTATTATCAATCGCTGGTTGTGTGTGTATGTTAAGAACAATGTACCATATTAATAATTATACACCAGATAGATAGTAACTAAATAAGACTCCTTGTACCCTGCCACGTTTTACACGTGGCAGGGTTTTTTTACGGATCTGTGTACAACCTCAGGTTGCGCTTGAATTTCGCACATTGGTACCTCGATAGAGGTACCAATGCAACATCAGAGTCCGAAGGTCATTATAATCTTAATTCATATATCTAAATAAGAATTATTATTATTAGTCTATATAGTCGAATTTAGAGGGTTAAGGTCTTATAAACCATTATCAAAAGGGACCCCTTAATCCGCCTTGATTTATACTAAAATACAATATAAATTCCTAAAAATTAGAACTAACATTGGAAAAAATTTCAAAAAAAATTTTTCAAAATGCAAATAGACATAGAAAAAATTAAAAAACTACCTGTAGATGTAAGAAAAGACTTCATGAAGATGTACCTGAAGTTGAATGAAAAGAAGAAAGTTTCTAAGATACAAGCTGATTTTCTAACTTTTGTAAAGCATATGTGGCCTGATTTCATACAAGGACCTCATCATAAGATTGTTGCTAAGAAATTTAATAGCATGGCTGAAGGCAAACTTAAAAGATTAATTGTCAATATGCCACCAAGACATACTAAGTCCGAGTTCGCTAGCTCCTTGCTGCCCGCTTGGATGATCGGGCGTAATCCAAAATTAAAAATTATTCAAACGACTCACACCGGAGAACTTGCAATACGTTTCGGTCGAAAAGCAAAAACATTAATTGATAGTCCCGAGTATCAAGAAATTTTTTCAACAAGATTAAGAGAAGATAGTCAAGCTGCAGGAAGGTGGGAAACCGCTCAGGGTGGCGAGTACTTTGCAGCTGGTGTTGGTGGAGCGATCACTGGTCGAGGCGCTGATCTATTAATTATTGATGATCCTCACTCTGAGCAAGATGCTTTGAATACGACAGCGCTCGAGAGAGCTTACGAATGGTATACATCAGGTCCAAGACAAAGATTGCAGCCTGGCGGACAAATTGTTTGCGTTATGACGAGATGGAATACAAAAGATTTAACAGGAATGCTTATGCGGCATCAAAAGGAAGCAAAATCGGATCAGTGGGAGTTGATAGAATTTCCTGCAATCATGCCATCAGGTAAACCTGTCTGGCCAGAATATTGGAGTTTCAAGGAACTAGAAACTGTAAAAGCTTCATTAAGTGTTGGTAAGTGGAACGCACAGTGGATGCAAAATCCAACTTCAGAAGAAGGTGCAATCATTAAAAGAGAATGGTGGAAGAAGTGGGACAAAGACGTAATGCCTAGATTAGAACATATCATTCAATCTTATGACACAGCTTTTATGAAAAAGGAAACAGCGGACTATAGTGCAATTACTACTTGGGGTGTCTTTAGAGAAAATGAAGACAGACCACCTAATTTAATTTTAATGGACTCTATTAAAGGAAGATACGAGTTTCCCGAACTTAGAAGACGAGCACTAGAACAATATAAGTACTGGGAGCCAGAAACAGTTTTAATCGAAGCAAAGGCGTCTGGACTGCCATTAACCTATGAGCTAAGAAATATGGGAATACCCGTTGTTACCTTTACACCAAGCAAAGGAAATGATAAACATGCAAGAGTAAACTCGGTGGCACCGCTATTTGAAAGCGGCACCATATGGGCGCCCACTCACAAAGGGTTTGCACAGGAAGTCATAGAGGAATGCGCAGCATTCCCCTACGGCGATCATGATGACTTGGTTGACAGTATGACTCAAGCTGTTATGAGATTTAGACAAGGTGGACTGATACCTCACCCTGAAGATTATAAGGAAGAGAAAATTATAAAAGGAAGACCGGTGTATTATTAGGAGTATTCCTTGTATAATGGTAATAAAAGATTACAACCAAGAAGGAGAAATTAAATGGCTGATTTTAAATTAGATTATAAAATAATAGGACCTCAAACCTATGAAGATGGTAGAAAATTATCAAAAGACTCAACATTCCCTAAGACAATTAAGGTTAATGCGAATAGTTTAGAAGAAGCAAAAAAGAAAGCAAGACCTTTAATTAAAAATTCTAAAGGATACAGTGATTTTAAAGGTAGATTTGCAGACGATGCACCTAAACCACGAGTTAAGTTTCTTAAACCAATTAAAATTGGAGGCACAGGAGATTCACCAACAAAGGAAATACTTCCTAAAATGTTGTTAGATATAAAAGAAAAATTATTTAAAGGTGGCAGGGTAGATAAATCCATTAAGGGAGGAAGCAAGTACATATAGTGGTTAGAAAGCTAACAATGACCATCCCTCCATTAACAGGCCCTGTTTCTCGAGGCTTGAATATTGGTTACAAAAAGGATAGAAACATGTTAATATCGGAGAAAATAAATGGCAGAAATAGACAAAGCTTTACCGAACGTAAAGCAAACAATAAACGTACCTAGTCCTCAAGACGTTGAAATCGCTGAACAAGAAAAATTAGTCGAGCAGCAAGAAGCTGGTCAACCCGTTGAAACAACGGAAAATGAAGATGGTTCGGTTGATATAAATTTTGATCCAAAAGTTGGAAGTCCTGGAGAAGATGAAGGACACTTTGCCAATTTAGCAGAATTATTACCCGACAATGTTTTAGATCCATTAGGAAGTACCCTTTACACTAATTACGACGACTATAAAAATTCCAGAAGAGAATGGGAAAAATCTTACACGAATGGTTTAGATTTATTAGGTTTTAATTATGATAATAGAACAGAACCTTTTAAGGGAGCATCAGGTGCTACTCACCCAGTATTAGCTGAAGCTGTGACTCAGTTTCAAGCACTAGCTTATAAAGAATTATTGCCAGCAGGTGGTCCTGTTAGAACTCAAGTTATTGGAATGCCGTCTCCAGACAAGGAGCAGCAAGCAATTAGAGTTAAAGAATTTATGAATTATCAAGTTATGACAGAAATGAAAGAATACGATGCAGAATTTGACCAAATGTTATTTTACTTACCCTTAGCAGGCTCTGCTTTTAAAAAAGTTTATTATGATGAAATTATGCAAAGAGCAGTTTCTAAATTTGTTCCTGCGGATGATTTAGTGGTTCCTTATACAGCAACATCTTTAGATGATTGCGAATCAGTTATTCATATGG